TAAAATCATTTTTTAATCCTATACATAATCATGAATTATTTGATTCTGGTGGTAAAGTATCTGTATTAAAGTTCTTTAAACTTTCATAATAATAAACAGTATTAAGAATAGTTGTAAAAACTATATCTCCTTTTGCATAAGTACTTAAATCATTAAATTCGGTAGGCACAATATCTGGCTGTTTGGCAGAAACAATATATAAAACTCCACCATGTTCTTTTACTCCTAATGGATAAAATCCATCAGATAATTTTACAACTTCTTCGCTTCAATCAGAAGGATTTAAGGTTCCGTCATTATTTCCATTTATATTTGTATAATACTTGGTTATTCCATTTTCGATAATGTATACTGCGTCATTTGCAACATACGTTTCTGATGGATTATACTCTGTAGCATTTTCGATAGGGACTATAATCTTTGTATTACCAGCATCATTTTGTAATGCTAATTCATCTCCATTAAAAGTAATAAAAGTACCGTTTACATTATCAACAAGTACATTATTCGGTGTAGTAATAGGGTTGAGGTCATAATTTAATCCCTCGTTAAAAGTATTAACACTCTCTTTTTTCATATTCTTTTATTAAGTCTTTTCATGATTTATTAGATGGGGTAAATTTATGTTGATACACCTCACCTAAATATTCTAAATCTCTAACGGTAAGTCCTTCTGCTCAAAACGATCATCCTTTAAAAGTTTTTCGTTTGTATCTAAAAATATGGAGATGTTTAGCTTTATAATATAATTCTTCTTGAATTTTTCGAGGAATTATATTTGTAAACTTTACAAGTGTTCTACTTGATTTATTTTCCTCAACTCATTTTTCAAATGCAGTAGGATTAAGTCCTATATAGTAATATCCATCAAATGGTGTTTTCTTTCACCCTTCGATTTTTCTTAATTTTCTATCTCTTCGTACACTATATTCTTTGATTTGCTTTTCAGGAGTAAGTGTTAATTTACCGATGTAAGCTAAACAATTTATATTTCTTTTAGATATTATAGAAACAGCACATCCAAATTTTATAGCAGAATGCATTCTTCTAAAACCATGTAATAATAGTTTTCTAATTTCCAATTCTGTCAATTCATTAAACTTTAGATGTACTTCTTCTATAAAGTCATTAAGCGTTACGTCTTTTATGGTATAATATTTAATCCCAGAGTTGATACCTGCAATAAATTTTCTTTTTAATTCTCCGCCAATATAAATTGGTATTGCTTTCTGGTATGCCTTGGTCTGAAAATAATACGTTAGAAAGTATCCAGTGAAGTCTGACTCTATAAAATCTATCTCCGAGAATCTCCCATTTTGTCGATGTTCAATAAATTTTTCACCCGAAACTATCTCAAAATCAATATATGCGTCATTCCTTCCTGGGATCTTAAATCTTACTCTTTCGTCTAATATCCTATTTAAAATTAAACCAAAGCAATATTTGAATGGATCTGATATTGCATCTTCATAACTTTTGTTTCATCCAAAAGTATCATTAAATCATCTTCATTTTCTATCAATTATTGATTTTGGAGTATTTGAATAAAGTTCTCCAGCCGTTAATCCATGATTAAATAATATTCTCACTATTCTGTATACTTTCAAATTATTTTTCTTCCATCTAATTTTCCAGAATATTTAGATGTACCACTAGCACAATTAGCTATAGCTCTATAACAAAATCCAGTTTTCTCTGATGCTTCTTTTGCAGAAGAAAAACTAAATATTTCAACACCAGTATCTAGAAAGTATCCTTTAATAGGAAATCCTTTCTTTTTACCTTTTGGAGTTTCTTTAACTTTTAAATAATCCTCATCTGTAAAAGAATCTTCAACATATCGAAATATTAATCTTTTGCCATTTAAAATTCCTGTATAATTACATATTCTATTGCAAACTTTACAAACTGCAGAAACATCTAATTCATATTTTGCAGATAGTGAACATGCTGTATCAGTGTCTAATAATTCACCATCTTCATTATACATATCTATAATTTTAGGATTTCCTCTAAAGGTTAAATCTCCTCCGGGAGTTTTATTATATCCATTATTAAATGAATCAAATTCTTTAATATAATTAATTTCTAATGATTTTAGCTCTTCGATTAATTCTTCTAATTCCTCTTTTTCTACTATATCTATTACATATCACCTAAAAGAATTCAATTCATATTTTCTAAGAGCTTTATAGAAATGAATATTATATCTTACATGATTTTCATTAAAAGCAGATTGTATATGTGTCTTTTTTCTAAATTCTAATGTTGTTGTAGTAATTCCTACATAAGATTTATTTGATATTAAACAATCTACTTTGTATACATAACCTTTGAACATATTTTATATTTTTTTAATACTACCTTATAGGCTTGAAACTCTTACCGAAACGTTTTCTATCCCAAGATGTTTGAACGTTCAATATTTCATCCATTTCATTTTGTGTTATATGATCAGGTACTCTTGCTTGAGTACATAATTTTAGTCATTTTTGTTCAGACAATTGAGCAAGTTGAAATGTAAACTGATCTCTTGTTAATCTAGCTTGTTTATAATCAGTTGCATATGCACAATATGCCGCAATTGCATCGATTTCTTTTTCATTTAGATATGGTAATCCTTCTGGGTCTACAATTACTCCTCTATATAATATATTTACAAGATTAAATTTATCTGCAAGATGTAATGAATTTCCTTCTCTTGCATATTTAATAAATTTTCCTGAAGAATAATTAAATGCAGTATTATATTTTCTTGATTCGACATATCCTTCAATCCATCCATTTTGATTATTTCCTGCTAAAGTTGTAGGAGTAGTTTTTTGATAATCTTCATAATCGGCAGTTACTGCTTCGATTAATTCGCAATTACATGGAAGATCAACATAAAATTCTCCGCTTTCTGTCTGTGTTGGTTCGGTTTGATATTTGTATCATCTTAATTGTTTGTTACCTATTTTATCCCAAGCTATGAGTCCTAATGTTTCAAACTCATCTGGATTTAATTCAAGACCATATAATTGTCTTAATTGTGTATATGCTGTATTAAATGGATATTGTTTCATTATTTATTTAGAAATTAATTTATAACTATTTTGCTTATATTCTTTATTATTTGTAGCCAATTCTTTTAATTTATGTCTACAAATATGTAATTCATTAGAAGCTTTAGTAATTGAAGCCCATCTTTTAATTTCATTCCCCTCTAGATCTAATTGACAAATGCCTAATCTTCTAGTTTGGTTAGGAATTACTTTTTCTTCAAGTAATAATTGCTCTATAATAATATCACATTCCTTATATTTGAAAATAAATTCTCTACAATGCCTAGTTTTACCTAAACAATTTTGGCTAATTAAAGTATGGTTTATTTTCAATTGTCTTTCAATTTCCATAGTGGATTGCCATTCCTGTATAAATTGTCCTTCCAAATTATACTGTAATACAGTTTTAGATACTTTTAATGCCATCCGTTTTCTAGATTCCTTAGAAATTACATTAATTTGATGTAATCCTCCAGGTTGATGATTATAGCCATTGCTTATTGAGTTATATTTTTCTATGTAAAAAATCTCTTTTTCTCCAAGAATTTTTCGTAATTCTTCTTTGCTATTACATTGAAATTCAAATAAAATTTCATAAACAAATGCTTTCGGCCCATATTTTTTTCTAGCATTATCTATTTTTGGGGAACCATATGATTGTTTTAAATTCTCAAATCTATATTTTCGTTTAGACTCCTGATTCGTTTGGCCAATGTAGCATTTACCAGAAGGACTAGTATATTTATATATTATTCCTCTCATATTAACGTGGTGCCTGTGTGTTAGGTGTAGGTTGAGCAGCTAATTGTCTATAATATCTAAGTTTTTTCTCAGTCAGTCTTTTCTTAATTTCAGTAGAAATAAATGTATAGTTTTCTAAATCATCTCCTGCACAACATTCATATTCTTCTAATTGACGAGGATCTTTAAATATAGCAATTACTGATAATTTTTTTAATAATGGAGCATTAAAAATCCATCCATCATATTTGTTATTTTCATTTGGGGTTGTATCAATAAACACAAATGGTTTTTCTGAACCTATCCTTAAATATTTGTGATATCTAAAAGCTGTTATATTTGTATATACTTTGAATACCGTTTCTTTATTTATAGAACCAATATAATATATTGAGTCTTCTGCTAAGTCATTGACTAATTGAGGAATTTCGAAATGTAGTTCTGGCAGACTTAAATCTCTGCCACAGGGACATTTATCTAATGATAAGCAATCAATATCTATACAGTTTATAGACATTATTAAATCTTTTTTAGGAATAATATTTTTTAATGAATACTCCTTTATAATTTGAAGTCTTTCATCAACAATATCGTCTTCCAATTGTTGCATTGACAAATTAGGAGTAGAAGTTATTCCGGCAAGACCTCCAATTATGTCATTATAGATAGCTGATGCTAATTTATTTATCATATGTATAGAATTAAATAAAAAAAGGCAGGGCAGCTCGGCCCCGCCTTTCTAATTAATAATCGCGAATAGAAAAAGATTATGCAACAACTGTAATTGTTACAGTTCCCGTATTTCCTGCAGAGTCAGTTCCTGTAATAACAGTTGTTCCTACTGCAACAGGTGTAACTACCCCAGTTGAAGAATTAACAGTGGCGGTTGCAATAGTTCCCGATGTAAATGTTACTTGACCAACTGCATTAGAAGCAACCACGGTAGTAGTTTCAGCAGCACTTAGGTTAATACTATCGTCATCAGTTGTTACATCTAATCCGAATGTAATACCTGCATCAGCAAGTTCTTGTTCAAATTCTGATACTAAATTTGATTTAACATAAAATACATGAGTTGTAATAGATGTTCCTCCTGCAACAATTCCGTCATTGCCATCTTTAGTAATAGAATAACGAAGTGTATACTGAGTGTAATTTCCTCCAATTACAGGTCTTTCTTCTTTATTTGTTCCAAAATAACGAGAATTTTCATAAGTTGGAAGCATGATTGATTTAATCATATATTCGTCATCTCCGAATCCAACTTTACCTGGAGTTGTTACAGAGAATGTTCCAGCTGTAACATTATCGTATTCTGGTTGAATAATAGAATTAGTACTAGCTTTTTCAGATTCAACTACCATAGACCAGAATCTTTGATTGTTATTAGTAGCTGTAACTTGTACATCTGCTGTATTTACCAGAGCAGCCGAAACATAAGAAAAACCATATCTGTCTTTTAAACCTTTAATAGCATTAACTAATGCAGTTGCATCGGTAGCAGCTGTTCCTGTTGCAAGTACTTCTACTACAACTGGTTTTTTGAAATACAAATAAGTATTTGCATATTCGCTATCTGTTTGTTGAGAAAGTCTAACGTCAATAGTTAATCTAATAACTTTTCCTGCTGTTACAGTGGGAATAGTTACTTTTGCAACTTCTTTAACTCCTGGTGCGTATGGTCTTTTGTTTACGCTTACGATCTTATTTGTTAAAAATTTATTAACGCGAGTTACGTTAAATGCGGTAGCTGACCCTGTATATTTAGCAGTTGTACCGTTTGAATCTAAATTTGAATTGATAATTGTTGTTGTTGTAAATTGATACATTTTGTTTAAATTTTATATCATTTTAAAAAAGTTATCTATCGTCTTTGTTGTTCTTGTGCTGGATTAGCAATTGATTGATTAATTGGAATATTTGTTTGTAATCTAGGATCACTTGCATTTTCCATTAATAATTTTACTAATTCATTTATAATTTCTTGAACAACGTAATCTGGGAATTCTAATATTTGAGAGTTATCTTCTACAACATCTACTTGTTCTTGAGTAAGTCGTATGAATTGAGGGGCTTTTAAATAACCAATATATATTTTTTCCAATTTGAAAGTTGCGTCATCTTTACCATAACGAATCTCCATTCTAACTCTAGAGTTATTACCATAACGTAATTCCTCTTCTTTTTGAATTAGATTTGGTCCATATAAAAAGGGAACTCAAGGATCACTAATACTGTCTTTTGCAACATCTCCAATAATGACAAAATTATTTGGGAGCATGTGAGGATTTGATCCTGTTTCTACTGTATAGTCTTTAATACATTGAAAAAAAGTTCTTTCTATTCCATCTATTGTTGATTTTATATACTCATACTTTTTAATAGTACTTCCTACTTGATAAGTACTAAATTCCTTTGCTTTAAAATGTAAATCGGCTTTTAGACCAGATTCGTGCATTGAAGTTAAAGTTGAAATACCAGGAATAGTATCAGTAATGTTTACATTGTTTATATAATAGTAAGGATTTTTATACGATGGTCTCATATAATAGTTATTGATTATCTGAGAAAACATATCAGCAGTTAATCGTTTAGCTCCAAATTGGATTTTAGTTCCTTTGTTATAACATTTAAAGTTACTCTGTACCCCATATTCTACAATACAGTTTAAAATATGCAAATAGTCATCCGGCAAGTTTACTTCATATGTTTTATTAAATAAATCAGATGTAGGAGTTTGGTAGTCGTTAGTTATACTCGGACTTAATATAGTAGAGGATTTAAGAACTCTCAAATCATCTGTTTTTTGTTGATTTACATCATAGAGATTGTAAACTTTATTAATATATTGGTTAATTGCTTTGTTTATAAAATAATTATAATCTTCCAGTAATAAACTAGGAGCTTGTACTTTATTTAATTCAACTAAAGCGTATTCGAATAGTTGTCGTGACGTCATTTATTACTTTGTTTATTTGTTAGATTTGCTAACCTTTTTGATTTTTTCTTGTTCAGAAGTAGCAAGATGTTGATTAATATCTTGTTCTTCTTCTTTTTCAAAATAAGGTATATCTTTTGTGAAATCATCTTCGATTGATTTAATTTCTTGTTTTGTTAACAAGTTCGGATATGTTTCACGTTTAATAGAATCTAATAACTTTTTGAATCTAATATCTCTTAGGAATGTTATAGTAGCTTCAAGTGATCCACCTAACATTTTATCATCATATTTATAAATTCCTTCTGAACGTCTAATAACTCCACGGTCAATAGCGTCAAGAATGAACAGGTGCATTTTCCAATCTTCTCCTTCGTATAAATCAATAATTTTCTTTGGATCTTTTTCTGCTTTCTCAATTAAGAAATCAAGAATGTCAGCAGGAATTGCAGTTGTTAGGTTTCTTCCTAATACTCTACATTTTTTAATTCTTTCAGCTTCGCTATCTTCATAAATGTATTGCATTGCTCTAAAGACAGTTTGTTTTTTGTCCATTTTAACTTTGGTGATTTCACCTGGGCGTTCAACATACAAGTCAGCTATACCATACTTTCTAGCTCCACCATCTATGATTAAGTTACCTTCAGCATCTCTTTGGAATCTATCTTTTGCAATCCAATTGCAATGTTCAATTGATTCCCAATTAGCTCTGTCTACAACATCATCTAAATCAAAAGTAGTCCCGTCTACAATTTCAAAAACGTGATCGGCTGCTACAAAGTGTGCTTCCCCTCTACTCATTTTTGCAACATCTTCTTCTGAAAGAATCATTTCAGTAGGTCCTTTATTAGGATCTCCTTTAACTAATCTTACACAATCAGGATATCTACCTGTACGAGGATTTGGACAAGGATTTATAAAATAGATTTGATTAACTTTACCATAAGCACTTCTAAGAATTATTTCATTATTCATATTCATATTTTTTATATTTTTGTTTTTATTAATCTTTTTAGTATATATTATCTAAAACAAAGGAGAAATTAATCTCCTTTGTTAGATTTATTGAATTATTTTTTATTTAAGGTTAAACTTCCTCAATTATAAACGATTTGTCAGTTGTGTTATCCTAAAGGCTCTTTATCCCTTAGTTCAACGGTTTCTTTTGTTATACCGTTGCTCAGACTATATCATCATCCAATTTGTTAGGATGTTGGGCACTCGTGTCCGGATTATTGCTTGTGTTGCTCACCGATTAGTCGTTAGCGGTTTTTAGAACTATTTTTCACTTTCTAAACTTCCGACGGGATTGTCTACTTCTAGATTTTCCCCGTTTTCACCCAATTTGCGACTATCATTACTGATAGAAGCCGCATATTTTATTTTATATCGTTTCAAATAAATTGTTTCTTTTCTAGCACTTACTTTAACAGAACCATAATTTAAATTATACTTTTCAGCAAATAATTTACATCCATCAAAATATTCTATCGTACCTAATTTTAAATCTTCTACTATTACAGGTTTATAAGTCTTTTTAATTTCACCAGAAGCAATCATCTTTTTCTTAGTTTCAGATTGTTTTTTCTTTGTTTCTTCAGATACAATCTTTCCTCTATTAAAATCTCCAATTTTTTGTTTTGCTTCTTGTGAAACTTCTCTTCCCTTTAATTTATTAGATATTTTTTGTTTTGTTTCTTCTGTATGATGTTTACCATACATAGGAGCATTTTCTCCAGAATGAATCCGTTTATTTACCCATTCTTCTGATTGTTTAATACCTAGATGACTAGGAATTCTTTTATATAAACAATTAATACAAAAATCATCTAATTCATATTTTTGAAGTAATTCAACTTCACCTATATTAGCTTCTTCTCTAGTTTGAAAAGAATCATCTATTATTTCTTTAACTAAAATATCTTTATTTTCTTTAATCCAATCTCTAGTCCATATACTACTAGAACCCATATATTTATCAATAATTGGTTCTTTATGGCTTCTTACTCCAACATAATATTGATTTGTTTCAATATTTGTAATTTTATATAAATAATGTTTCATATTACAAAGATATAAAAAATTATTTAATAAACATTCATATTATAAGAAATTATTGAATTTAAAGTTTTAGAATACTCTAATTATACCTCTTCTACGATAAAACTACGATACGGAGCGAATGCTGCGATACCAGAATAACCAGCTACAATCAATTTAGATCCTGCTACTGGGCTAGATACGATACCACTTGTGATACCATCTACTCCACCAACACCTGGGTATTTAGAAGTAACGAATTCAGCACCTTCTAATGTAAATGCTGCAACAGCAGGTTGATTTGTTGACATATCAGGAGACATATCTAAACAAATTCCATAACCTTTTCTGTCATACTCTTTTGTTAAAGCACGATCTACCATGAATGTTACATGATTACCGGCAATTTCATAAGAAGTAAATGTTCCACCTACTTTCATAGGATTGTCAGCTTTTACCATTGCTTGAGCAGCTTTAGAATACATCATTGTTGGAGTAGATCCCCAAAGTTTCAACCAGTCTCCTAAAGTTGAATTGATTTGTCCCCAAAGTCTATCATTAACAACAAATGTGTAATGGTTACCAGTTGCGTTAGAAGATTTTTGGTTCATTTGATCAATTACGGTATTAATTACATTTACGTTAAGTTTAGCGTATTTGTATTTAGATGCGAATCTTTCGATTTGTGGAATAAGACCATCACCAGCAATAAGAGGACGTCCGTCTTCTGTCATGATAGTTGATTTACCGTTTTTATCCATTGTAGTTTTTCCCCATAGTAAGTGGTTATTTTTTACAGTTTGGAAGTTTTCTAGTAAGTCTTTTTCCATTTTGTTTAATTTGAAGATTTTTTCTTTCAATTCACCAGCTCCATCTCCTTGAGCGATTTTGATAAATTGATCTTCCATTTGAGCATAACGAGCAGAATAAGAAATGTCGTTTCTATGTTCTGTGATCCAGTTACGATGTTTTTCAATGTTAGATTGATATTTTGTATACCCTTCTTCGTGGTATTCAGGCATAATGTTAGAAAGGAAACGAGTTGTTCCACCAACTTGACAATATGTAAGGTCTAGTACTGCTGAGAAATCTGAATCAATTAGTTGACATGTATATTCCCAGAAATTATCTGCTTTTCTAACAGGAGTTGCTTTAACAATCAATTGTTGACGAGAACCGTCAATTTTGAAAGTATCATATTTTTCGTAGTATCTTTCTTTGAAATACATAGTGATGTCTGCACCACCAGCACCGTCTCCAGATGGAGCTGCTGCGAATTCAACTCTTTTAACGAATTCAACGTCAATTTCCCATTCGATCATTAATGAGTTAATTGGTTGGAATTTGTTAGCTGTTTTAGAATTATAATAGATGTTCATTAATGCCTCTGTTAAGAAAGTTGCTGTATTATGAGTATACATGCGAGCCATTACTCCCATCATTTTAGGTCTTGTACCTAATAGTTTGTAGAAATCTTCATAAGTTCTACTGTGTGCCACTTCTGGCTTTAAGTTAACGTAACTTGCTACTACCATTGTAATCTAGTTTAAAAATTTAAGTCGTAAATACTATTTTTTGGTTTATCGTCCCCATTTTTGCGAACGACTGGTTTGGGTTTATCTGGCTTTCTTAATTTAGCGATCTCAGATTCATATGCATTTTTCAAAGCATCAAATGATTCTTTACCATAACGTAAGAACCATGCAGCTTCGTATAATTTTTTAGGATCATTTAGAGTTTTATAAAATTCACTCGCTCCATTTTCGTCCAAGTCTAGTAAAAATGAAAGAACCTCATTTTTTTCATCATCTTCTAACTCTATGCCATAAAATTCTGGAGTTTCTAATGCAACGTTTACCATTTGTTCAGCGTATCGGTTATATTGTTCTTCTCGTTGTTTTTCAAATTCAGCTTTTTGAGTTTCTTTATACTGATCTTCTAATTGTTTGTATTCTGTTCTAAGAACGTCCACTTTCTTTTTGAAAAGTGTCTCATCTTGTAATTCTTTTTCAAGCTCTTTTACCAATTCGTCATCTGTTAAGTCATACTTATTTTTTAAGTCTAACATGTATAACTCTTGGTCATCGTAAGCATCTATATCATAACTTTCACCATCTGATGTACCTACTGAATCAATAATTGATTGTTTATAGTTTTCCAAAAATTGGTTTATAGTTAAGTTATTTGATCTCAAATGATTTATTAATTCAACTTCTGAATCATCTAATCCATAATTATCTTCTATTTCAGAAGGATTTAATATTTCCAGCTGTTCTTCTTTACTTAATTCATAGAAGCTCACTTCTTGCTCTTCGTTATTTTCATCTAATAGCGTTATTTTCCCGTTTTCAATTCCCTTAAGCTTTAATAATTCAGCTAATACAGAATCGTCTTCGATAATAACTTGTTGTCCGTCTTCGAAAAAATCGTCGTCACCGTCAATCGGATCTTCAGGAACAGCATTTACATCATCTATTTTATCTAGTTCTAAATCTTCATCAAATAAGTGTTCTAATCCATCCATAGTCATTTGTCATTTACAATTGTTTATTTTTTAAAATCTAATTAATTTAAATATCTTTATTAATAAAATATAGTTATTTCATTATTTTATGCAAAGTTACTATCTTTATTACTAACAAAATATATAATAAATAAAAATTGTTAATAATAAAGATAGAGGTCACTTTGCTCTATTTAATTAATTAAAAAATTTAAGTTCTCCTGTTTTAAATAAGTTAGCCTCAGTCTTACGTCTTAAAACAAGACCTTTTAACTTAACTCCTTGTGCTGAAATATAATGAGTTGTTCACCAATCGTATATATCTGGACTATTAGTATTAATTAACTTACATAAAGTACTACTTCCTCCAGTATTATAAAAAAATGATACTAATGCTGCTTCTTGAGCCTCAGTTAAATCAACAGTTATTTTTCTCTGAACTTGCAATTGAAATGGTTTTAAATCAACTATTAATGCTGCATTTGCCTCTTCAATAGTATGAATAGTTTGGTTTGCATATGCAATAGTTTTCTTATCTGCTCCTTTAATAAATTTTCCATCTTTTCCGACCATTGCTCTTCCCCAGCCTTCTGTTCAAATTCCAACTGGGTCCATCTTTGGTTGAAGACCTATTTTTTTCAAATCACCATCGTGAAGTCCTTCAAAATGTGTGACTAATTTTGTCAATATATTACTCATTTTTTTATTTATATTATTGATATATTTTTCAACACAAATGTTGAATTTTAATCATATTATTACTTTTTAATCTAATATTTGTTATCCAACCATTTGAAGTTTTACTTCTTTTTTAGAAGCCTCGCAATAAGCATTATATTCGTCAAATTTCTCTTTATCCAGTATATTTTGTTTTCATTGCATCTTTATTTTATTTTGGCCATAATAGCTCATAATTAGTAGCCCCGTAGTGCCGTTTCGCGCTCTCAGATGCACCGCTCGAATGCACCCCTTTCAGGTAATGCAGTAGTCTGTTAAAT